AGGGACTTATGCAGCAGTTGAATATCGATATCGAAACCTACAGCGGTGTAGACATCAAACGGGCCGGTGCATTCCAATACGCCCTGTCGCCGGACTTTGAAATCCTGCTGTTTGCATATTCGGCCGACGACGGGCCGGTAGAGGTAGTCGACCTTAGACAGGGTGATACACTGCCCCCGGATATCCTGCGGGCCCTGTTTGACCCGTCGGTGGTCAAGCACGCGTACAACGCCGCCTTTGAGTGGTGGTGCCTATCCCGGCATTTCCGGCTGGGGCAGGAGTACGCTATGTCCCCTGATGCATGGCTGCCGCAGTGGCGGTGTACCATGCTGCACGGGCTGTATTGCGGGTACACCGCCGGGCTGGGGGCTACCGGCGAGGCGTTGGGCCTTCCCCAGGACCGCCGGAAGCTCTCTACCGGCAGTGCCTTAATCCGGACATTCTGTGTCCCCTGCAAACCTGGAAAAAGCAACGGCGGCCGAACCCGCACCCTCCCGCATCACGAACCGGAAAAATGGGAGCTGTTCAAGGAGTATTGCCGCCAGGATGTGGTGACGGAAATGGAAATCGGCCGCCGTCTGTCGGCCTTCCCCGTACCGGATTTTGTGCAGAAGCAGTGGGAAACCGACCTGACGGTCAACGCCCGCGGGGTGGCGGTGGACCAGGAGCTGGTCGACGGGGCCTTGTATTGCGCCCAAACCGTGACCGAGCAGCTTAAACAGGAGGCCGTATCCCTAACGGGGCTCAGTAACCCCAATAGCGTAGCACAGCTGACCCGCTGGCTGGAAACGGAAATTGACGAGGAGGTCCCCACCCTGCGCAAGGCGGACGTGTCGGATTTACTGGGCCGGGACCTGCCGAGTGACACCGCCCGGCGGATGCTAGAGATCCGGCAGGAGCTGGGAAAAACCAGCTGTAAAAAGTTTGACGCGATTAAAGCGGCAGTTGGCGACGACGGCCGTGTGCGGGGCTTGCTGCAATTTTACGGCGCGAACCGGACCGGGCGCTGGGCGGGCCGGCTGGTGCAGGTGCAAAACCTGCCGCAGACCCACCTACCGGCGCTGTCCCTCACCCGGGATCTGGTCAAGCAGCGGGACATACCCATGCTGAAACTGCTTCACGGCAGCGTCCCCGGTACCCTGTCGCAGCTCATCCGTACCGCGCTGGTCGCGTCTCCCGGGCATGTATTGATCGACGCGGATTTTTCGGCGATCGAAGCCCGGGTGATTGCCTGGCTGGCGGGGGAGGATTGGGTGCTGGACGTGTTCCGGACCCACGGCAAAATATACGAGGCCTGCGCATCGCAGATGTTCGGCGTACCGATCGGGGCCATACAAAAGGGGAACCCGGAATACGCCCTCCGGCAAAAAGGGAAAGTAGCGACTCTTGCCCTGGGGTACCAGGGCGGTGCCGGCGCCCTGGTCGCTATGGGCGCCCTGCGGATGGGGCTCTCAGAAGATGAATTGCCGGATATAGTCCGGCGGTGGCGGGCAACGAATAAACGGATTGTCAGCCTGTGGTATGCTCTGGAACAAGCTGCCGTAGAGACCATCCGCACAGGCCGGGCAACCGGCGTGCGGGGGCTGGCCCTGGCAATGGAGGGCGATACATCCACTAACCAGTGGTTTATGACCATTGCCCTGCCGAGCGGCCGCAAGCTGTATTATGCCCGGCCGTACCTGCTGCCGGGAGACCGCGGAGAGTCTATCCATTACCAGGGCATGGACCAGACCACAAAGAAATGGAAGGACCTGGAAACCTATGGCGGAAAACTGGCAGAAAACTGTGTTCAGGGGATAGCACGCGACTGCCTCGCAGAGTCGGTTGAGAGGCTCGAGGCCGCCGGATATCCAGTGGTATTCCATGTTCACGACGAGGTAGTCGTCGACGCCGGCATCCGTGGCCCGGACGCCGCACTGGCGGACGTGTGCCGGATCATGGCCGTGCCGATGGACTGGGCCCCGGACCTGCCGCTGCGCGCCGACGGATGGACGGATAGATATTACAAAAAGGATTGAGGAGGGACTGAAATGGCAATCACCCCACTGACCCCCGATCAGCGGGATATGGTGGCGGATAACCATAACCTTATATATGGTGTTTTAAATAAACACAATCTCTGCATAGAAGACTGGTACGGCTGCGCGGCGGTCGGGTTGTGCAGAGCTGCCCAGTCCTACGACCCGGGGCGGGGGTTTACATTTTCATCTTATGCTTACGCGGTAATGCTCAACGAGATAAGGCACCATCTCCGAGCCGCCCGGCTGGGCAAGCGCACAGCCGTTGTGGTATCTTTGGATGACCCGGAAGACCCGTTGTCTATATATCGCGTACCAGCAGCGCAGGGGAATACGGAGGAGGAGGGCATCGCCAACGTCCGATTTTGCGAGTGGTGGGGCGGACTGAACAGGACGGAAAAAAGGATGGTGCGCCTGTTGGCGTCCGGGATGCGGCAGTCCGCCATTTCCAACATCACAGGGATGTCGAAGCCCGCAGTTTCCCGTTGGGTGACACGAGCCAGAAACCAATTGTTTAAATAAGGAGCGGGCCACATGGTACACGATAGACCAATCACGATATCGGCCGCCGGAAGCCGAAAAGCGACCCGCTGGCCGGCACAGACGCTCCTATGGTCCGAGTTGGCAAACCGGTTACAGGTACCGGTCCGCGGGACGGAAACGCTGGCGGAATACCTGGGCTGGAAAAAAGGCCGGCAGGACGATGCCAAGGATGTGGGAGGGTTTGTGGCCGGAGCCCTCACCGGAGAGCGCCGGAAAGCCGGCTGCGTGGCCGGCCGGGACGTTATCACCCTGGATCTGGACAATATCCCCTCCGGCGGGACGGAGGACGTGCTGCGCCGCATTGCGGGGCTGGGGTGCGGATATTGCATATACTCCACCCGTAAACACGAGCCGGCGAAGCCGCGTTTGCGGGTTTTAGCCCCGCTGGCCCGCACATGCACGGCCGACGAATATGAGCCCATTGCCCGGCGGCTGGCGGCGTGGATCGGCATAGACCTGTGCGACCCCTCCACTTTTGAGGCGTCACGGCTCATGTACTGGCCGAGCTGCTGTTCAGACAGCCAGTATATTTACGCCGGCGAAGACAAGCCCATGCTGGATGCCGACGGCGTGCTGGCCACGTATACCGATTGGCGGGATATCGCCGAATGGCCGCAGGTTCCGGGTGCCCCGGAACGCACCGCCAAGCTGGCGGCCCGGCAGGAAGACCCCACCGTAAAGAACGGCGTGGTCGGAGCGTTTTGCCGTGTCTACGATATCTACCGGGTACTGGATGAGTTGATCCCGGGGGTATACACCCCTTGCGATACGGGGGATGACCGCCTGACCTACGCGGGGGGAAGTACGACCGGCGGCGCCGTGATCTACGACAGCGGGAAATACCTGTACAGCCATCACGCAACGGATCCTGTCGGCGGGAAGCTGTGCAATGCGTTTGACCTAGTGCGGCTGCACAAATTCGGGGCTCTGGACGACGAGGCGAAACCGGATACGCCTACCAACAAGCTTCCCTCTTTTATGGAGATGTGCCGGTTTGCCGTCGCGGATCCTCAAGTATCCCACCTGCTGGACACGGAACGGTATAACCGGGCGGTAGAGGCCTTCGGCGCGGATCCGGCTCCCGATGACGACGCGGGCTGGCTGCGCCAGTTAAAACGGAATCCCAACACCGGTGCCTATGACAAAACCATCGACAACGTTTGGGCCATACTGGAAAACGACCCGAGGCTGCGCGGTAAATTTGCGGTCAATGAATTCGCTTCCCGGGCGGAGGTATTCGGCGCATTGCCCTGGGATGCCCGGGAAGGGCGCCGGCAATGGGAGGACAACGACAACTGCGGGACGTACTGGTACATCGAGAAAGTGTATCAGATCAACGGCAAGGACAAGGTAGACCAGGCTCTGTCCCTGCACAGCAACCGGCACCGGTTTGACGAGGTAAGGGACTATCTGGACGGGCTAACATGGGATGGCGTACCGCGATTGGATACCCTGCTGATCGATTACCTGGGCGCGGCGGACACGCCGTATACCCGGGCTGTGACACGGAAAGCCTTTGTGGCGGCGGTTGCACGGGCGATGGAGCCGGGGACGAAATTCGACATCATGACGGTGCTGTCCGGCGCCCAAGGGATCGGGAAAAGCACCCTCCTGCGGAAACTCTCCAAGGGATGGTTTAACGACGGGATGACCACCTTTGAGGGGAAAGAAGCGAGCGAGCTGGTGCAGGGCGTGTGGATCGTGGAGATCGCCGAGATGCACGCGATGCGGCGGGCGGATATCAACCGGATCAAGCAGTTTTTAAGCCAGCAGTCGGACCGGTATCGGGCGGCGTATGCCCGGCATGTCAAGGAGTGCCCGCGCCGCTGCGTGTTTTTTGGGACAAGCAACAACCGGGAATATTTGGTGGACACCACAGGAAACCGACGGTTTTGGCCGGTAGATGTCGGGCTGGCGGCGCCTTCGAAAAGCGTGTTCCGGGATCTGGACGGCGAAATAGACCGGATTTGGGCCGAGGCTGTGGTCTGCTGGCGCCTGGGCGAATCCTTGTTCCTGACAGGGGCGGTCGAGGATGCCGCAAAAGCCGAGCAAGAGAGCCACAGGGAGCAATCCCCGCTGGAAGGGCTGATCCAGGAGTTCCTGGCCCGGTCAGTACCGGCGGAATGGGCTCACTGGGATCTGATCCGCCGCCGAATGTACTGGGCCGGAGGGGTACAGGGGGACATCCCCGTGACGCCAAGGGACCGGATATGCGCGATGGAGGTATGGTGCGAGGTCATGGACAAGGAGCCAGGGACCATGAAAAACAGCGATGCCCGTGAAATTAACGCCCTGATCGAACGGCAGCCTGGCTGGACACGGTACCCCAAACCGATGAAATGCGGATACTGCAGCGTCCAAAGAGGCTTCGTGTTTGCGGGTGACAAATGATTGTTACCGAATGTTAAATTGTTATCGACAAGGTAACAAAGGTAACAAAGGTAACAATCGTTTGTTACCGAAAAAACCGAGTGCCCATGCGGGTTTGAACCCTGTATTTACAAAGTAACAATTTTTACTAATAGAGTATAAAAATAGGGGATTAGGTAATACGCCTGCGCGCCTAATGCGCCTAACGCGCCTATACGTATATGTGTATAAGGAAAAACAGCGAAAATGTTACGCGGACAAAAACGCAGGAGGGAATCAGCGATGCTAAGTAAAAAACAAGAGGGCGAATTCCAGGCACGGTGCGCACACTGGCTCGAGGGGTATTTGCGGATATTGTGCCGGTGGCGGGAGGTACCGCTGAGCCAAGTATACAGCGCCGGAAAAGCCGCGGGGCACACCCGGGCGCAGATAAAAGCGGCCCGGGCATGGTTTGGGGCGGACATTGCCACGGGACGCTGTGGGATACAGAATACGTGGGGGTGGAACCGGTGACACACCGAACAGCGGAAAGCGAAAAGGCCGTTGAGGCGTATCTGGTAAAACGGATGCGCGAGATAGGAGGCCGGGCATATAAATGGGTGTCCCCGGGAAACGACGGGGTGCCGGACAGGATGTGCATATTTCCCGGCGGCCGGGTCGAACTGGCCGAGCTGAAAGGCGCGGGCGGACGTGTGTCCAGGCTGCAGGCCCACCGGTTTGCGGAGCTGTCCGGCATGGGACGCCGGGTATGGGTGCTTTGGAGCCGGGACAGCATTGACCGGTTCATCGAGGAGGTGTTGGCGGGTGCGCAGGCATAACGACAACCCCGAAGCGCGTTTGGAAAAGAAGTTGTGTGAGCTGGTGCAGGGACATGGCGGGCTGTGCTACAAATGGGTATCCCCCAACGATCCGGGAGTACCTGACCGCATTGTCATTGCCCCAGGAGGCCGGACGATTTTTGTGGAGCTCAAAGCGGAAATCGGCCGCCTGCAGAAGATCCAGAAATGGCAGCACGGCCGTTTGGCATCGCACGGCGTTGAGATCCGGACATTGAAGGGGCTGGATCAAGTCAAAGCATTTGTCGAGGAGGTGTTCCCGCCGCAATGATATTCCACCCTCATCCATATCAAGCCTATTGTATCAGCCGCCTGCTGAGTGACCCGGCTCTTGGCTTATATCTCGACATGGGTTTAGGCAAGACGGTAATCACCCTCACGGCGATCGCGGACCTGGAGTACAACCGTTTGCAGGTATCCCGGGCACTGGTCATAGCCCCCAAGAAGGTGGCGGAGGCCACATGGCAGCGCGAGGCAGGCAAGTGGGATCATCTAAGGCACCTGCGCTTTTCGACCGTCCTGGGCAGCGAGGCAAAGCGGGTCCGGGCCCTGAACACCCCCGCCGACGTATGGGTCATCAATCGTGAAAACGTCCCCTGGCTGGTCGAGTATTGCCGGAATGCCTGGCCCTTTGACATGGTAGTCATCGATGAAAGCAGCAGCTTTAAAAACCACAAAGCCAAACGCTTCAAGGCGTTGACCTGGGTGCGGAAGTATATCCGCCGCATGGTGGAGCTGACCGGCACGCCGGCTCCCAACGGGCTGCTGGATCTCTGGGCACAAATCTACCTGTTGGATGAAGGGCAGCGGCTGGGGAAACGGGTCACCCAATTCCGGGAACGGTATTTCGATCCCGACCAGCGCACCCGGGATGTGGTGTACAGCTACAAGCCCAAGGACGGCGCGGACAGCGCTATCCGCCAACTGATCGGCGACATCTGCGTCAGCATGAAGGCCGAGGATTACATAATACTGCCAGACTGTACCTACGACGACATCCCGGTGATGCTGGATACCAAAGCCAAAACGGCGTATGAAAGGCTGGAACGCGAAATGCTTTTGCAGGTGGACGAATCCACGATCGACGCCGGAAGCGCAGCAGTCCTGACCAACAAACTCCTGCAGTTGTGCAACGGGGCTGTTTATGATGGGCAGCGGCAGACGGTTGAGATCCACCGGTGCAAGATTGACGCCTTTTTAGAGGCCGTCGAGGCCCTGGACGGGCAGCCGGCCTTGGTATTTTATAACTTTCAGCATGATCTCGAACGGCTGGAGACCGCGCTGGCCGGATCCGGGCTCCGGGTCCGCCGGCTGACGGGGCCGGCCGACGAGGCCGCCTGGAACGGCCGTGAAATCGACATCCTGCTGGCACATCCCGCAAGCTGCGCATACGGTCTGAACCTCCAGCAGGGTGGCAACCACGTCATCTGGTTTGGGCTCAACTGGTCGTTGGAGCTGTACCAGCAGGCCAACAAGCGTCTGCACCGCCAGGGCCAGGCCTCCAAGGTAATTATACATCACCTTGTGGTGGCAGACGGGGTGGACGAAGACGTCATTGCTGCGCTAAATGACAAGTGCACCATCCAGGACAGGCTGATGCAGGCATTGAAAGCCAGAATCGAAAAAGCGAAAGGGGATACAGGGAAATGAACGGACTGAAATATGATGGCGACAAACCCATGTTAGACCTAATCCCGCCTGAAGCGATCATGGCAATCGGACGGGTTATGACCTATGGGGCACAGAAATACGGGCCAAACAACTGGCAAGGGGTAGAGCCGCGGAGATATGTGGCGGCACTGTTGAGGCACCTGATGGCGTATCAGGCCGGAGAGGTAAATGACCCGGAGAGCGGTATGCCTCATCTGTGGCATGTGGCAACCAATGCAGCGTTTTTGGTGGTGCTAGGAGGTTGCGAGGATGAACGATAGATGTATCGATTGCCGGTATCGTCGCAGGAGTGCGCTGGAAGCCCCATGTAATACGGGCATATACCAAATCCGCTACAGCGGACGGTGCTTTTGCCACAAGCCAATGCACTGGTGGCAGAGGGTGATTGATATTAAAGGCTGGCTGGCCTACCGCTGCAAGCCGGAGGAGGAACACCATGTATGGATGTAATAATTGTGCTAAGCGAAACCTAGAAAATGAATGCCCATGGGGTGGCAACCGCCGCGGGGAACACGGAGAAGATATTGAAATCTGCACTGCTTACTGCCCGGAGACCAACTCCGACCGCATCCGTAGCATGAGCGACGATGAACTAAATGAATTGAAGCCATGCCCGTTTTGTGGGAGCTAGTTCTTTACGCCTGATGAGGAACAGCAGATTGACTCCACCACCACCGGATTTATTTGGTGCCATGGGTGCGATTTTTCGAGCGATAGCTTTTACAGCAGAAAAATAGCCATCGAAAAGTGGAGCAGGAGGGTTGACAATGGCTGATTGTAAAGCATGGATTGTGCGCGAAAATGGAGAACCCTATGCTGCGGTTGTGTTTGCTGAAACTAGAGGTAAAGCACGTGCTTTGGCACAGTTAACCGACGCTTGCGACTACGTAGATTTTGTAAACATCGAAGTCCGCAGAATTAAAGACGCGGATAAATACTACAAGCCTGGAAAACGTGAGCTTGATTGGGATAACGCCGACGACCGGATTGCGCTCGTCAAAGATTGCGGTTTTGCTTGTGATCATGAATTTAGGAACATGGACAAATGCGCGGTCTGTCCGGCAAAAGACTTCTGCGATATATGCTTGGAAAGTGAGAGGACAGACAATGGCTGAGTACATAGAGCGGGAGGCCGTTGACTGGGATGTCACCCACTGGATGCCGCTGCCGGAACCGCCAAAGGAGGCAGAGAAATGAGCGATGAAAAAAATAATCCAAATTGTATTAAAATTATGGATTTGAACGAAATTGCCAGCGCCATAAAAGAAAACATAACAAGAAAAGATGGGAAGCCCCGTATATGCGATATATTGGATGTCGAGGTTGGAGAATGGTTCCGCATCCATTATCCGAAAGGTACCACAAATCCGCTATACATCAATGCCGAAGGGCTCGTGGAACGAACTTCTGGGAAGGATAGGAACCGGAAGAACATCGGAAATTCTGTCGCCTGGGCTATCGAACATCCAGAATCAGTGGAGAAGGTGCCCCGATTCTCCGCGGCGGATATTGAAGACGCGATGACAATTTTGCGGTGGTATCCACAATCTGAGGCGGTTTATAGAGATATACAAGGAGGACTAATCATCTGTGACAACAATCATGCTGTTCAAGAGATTTTAAAACCCAACGTTCATGTTCTGCCGTCCATTCGTCCTGGAAAACATGTTTTGCTACAGGATATTATAAAGGAGGCCACACCATGATAATATCCGCACCAATCCTGTCGGTCTGGCTCGCCTCGTTAGGGATGGCCTTTATGGTTGGGTGGTGTGCTAGGCGTGGATAAAGAGTATTGCCTGTTGCAAAAGTGCAAATGGGTGATGACCGGGCGGCCGTGCGTGTTCCCGTGCATGACCCCGGGGCGGCGGCTGCTGGTCAGCGGCATGCACACGATCAATCAGGCGATATGCGAGCAGGTACATCATCGAGAGCGGCGCAGGCGGGAGGAGAAGGGGCAAGATGCCGAATAAGCGGGACCTGAAAATGGAGCGGTACAGCATCGGGAAATATGCATACCGGGAATTACACAATTTCTGTTTGCAGTATCCCGACAAAAAGCGGAAGCTGCGGGAATTGCAGAGCCCCTATAGAAGCCCACAAATCACAGGGATGCCGTCCGGGAGCGGGCCGGGCGACCCGACCGGGCGGATAGCGGAGCGG